ACTGATTCATAGCCAGTCGATTCAAGTTAAATTTTTTCGGGAGCTGTGGCCCCAACAACTTGATTCCCCAATATATTTTTCGTATATTTAGGGGTTAAAAATTAAAATTTTATAATGGAGAAAATTGTAATCGTAGGTGCTGGAGTAGCAGGCGTTAATGCTGCTACTAAACTAGTAGATAATGGTTATCCTGGTGAACTTATCACTATCATTGATATGGGTAAAAGTCCATATGAAAGGAAGTATTCCGAAGTAATGGAGGGCTTTTTAGGTGCTGGTGGTTGGAGCGATGGTAAATTAACTTACCACACTGCTATTGGAGGTCATATGTCTAAGTATTGTGGAGAAGATAAAGCAATGGAGTTGTTTGATGAGGTAATCAACAACTTTAAACGTTTCCACCCCAAACCAGAAGAAGTACAATGTTCAGATCCTCA